CGCATCAACCGTACTAGCGACTGCGCCTGTGCCGGTCTGAGTGAATGCTATTTGGCCAGCCGCTAGACCTCTAAGATAGACGAATAGATTATTCAGCCACTTCAACCATATCCAGTTGAACTCGTTGACTTGGGGAGGAGGGTCTAGATTCATTCTACGATGTCGTAGTCGATTTCAATGCCCTTAACAACCGTTAGCGGGCCATGACCAGTACTAAAATGGAGTAACCATGCCCGCTCCCTGCAAGACCCTAAACGAGCCACCATCGGGCCGCGAATGTTTAAATTAATCGTCCGACCTGCCACAAAATCATCCGGCGCATTCGGTCCTGAAGACTCTGTGCGGTCATAATCAAACCACCTTATTTCGGCGTTCGCTGGCTCAAAATCACCGCCGTCTGAAGCTAAGGATTCTGTGATTACCCGCAATGAGTTAATTCTTTTTTTCTTGCCCGTCCCTGCATCCCATCGTTTAAATAATATATATGAGTCTGGCGCGTTGCTTGAAGCAAGATCGTTAATCGCATCGTTGTCTGTAGACCCCTCATAACAGGTGACTCCATTTGTAAGCTGATAAAGTCCTTGAGCAGATCGTTTGCTTGTCCGGTTGTGAGAAACTATCGGGAATATACTGCTCCACCCAGAAATATTGCCCGGGTAAGTTGGTGTTGCGTTATACGTCCAACGATACCATTGGCCGCTTTCCTTGTGCCAGTGGTAAGTAAAACTACCCCCAATTGTTAGCATTAACCCAAAGGACTCACCGAGTGCAACGGCGACCATATAAACATTGGTTGATAATGAATCAAGATCCGATATATCTGGGAACGTGGCACCAATCCCGCCCCGTAATAGTTTGTCTATTTTCGCATCGCTGATCTTTGCAACTTGATAGTTCTCAATAGCATAAACCCCTGCCCATCCCTTTTGATCCACACCAACAAAATAAATTGAATCGCCCGCCTCAGTTATGCTGTTCGGAGTGTAACAGCCAATCCTATATGATACGTCCTGCCGTCTGGCCAATGGAGACCCCGTGGCATTGCCGGCATTGTAAAAGAATTCTATTGATTTAGTCCCGATGTAGACAAGCGTATCGTATATTTTACCGAGATAGACTGCGATATCAGCCTCACGCTCTGCCGTTAGAAAATCGGTCGAAGTCCACGCGGTGATATCATTTATATTTGAATTGTGAATTTGGCCGTTAATATCGCACAGGAAGAAATAACCATCTAAGCTAGCACCGCCACGCACAATCGAGACTCCATTATTGCCGGGCATATCTGCGTCTGTTACTGAACTTGGCGCAGTTGAATTGTCTGCCGTGTACCAAACATTCCCATGATTTGCGCTAGCATTGGTTGATGTATGACCAGCATTGACAATAACGATATTCTCAATACCGCTAACTCTATGGCTAACAGTTGTCGCAATGTATTCCTCATTAAACCCAGTATTACCCGCGTATCCATTACCAGTTGTCGCTGTTAAATCCTGGTTTCCGCCATTGTAATAATAGGTATCTTGATCCAAATACAAATCAATGTCATCGCTGAACGCGAAAATACCCCTACCTCTATCTGCGCTACTGGATGGCGTGAAATCATTCGCGTTAACCATCTCGTTTCTAGGGTGAGCGCCAATCGTTTTCCCGTGCAGCATGATTGGCATAATATTAAAGCTTTCTTCGGCGCTGCCAGTGCGGTATCCAACACCAGACGCATCATAAATAGCAGGCAGGAAATCACGCATTAGTAATAAACCGCCGGAGTCGGCACAGGGGTATAGTCTGAACGGGCTAGATCGATCAGTTCGCCGAGCGCGCCTTGTGAGACGTTCTCCTGTCCGAACGCCTCAATCTGAAGCCTGCGATACTGCGATTCACTAGCGTACTCATCCGCAATCGTGGCGCATAGCATCGTCGTAAAATGGTTTGCCGCTTCTTCAGGTACGTCTTCATCAGAATCCCACGTTACAGCCTCCTTAGTCACCAGAAAGGCGTGTAGCTCGTCATAGGCTAGCTCTGTGTCGGTGATCTCATCAGCAGACGGAGTGCCGCCAGCCTCAATCACTCGGAGCCGCCTTAGCGCCCTGTTTCTTACTTGTGTCTTCGTTGCCATTATTTAACGGCCTTTTTTACTGACTTCTTTACTGCCTTTTTTACAACCTTTGCAGGTTCGGCAATAATCTTAAAATTGGGGTTGGATTTAACTTTTGATTCCAGTCGGGCAGGAACGTCAATCGTCGCGCCCGTGCATAAATCGATGCCGTACCAGCTGTTACCGTGTGGACCTGAATATAGTGCTTTCATGCTAACTCCAAAGAAAAGGGCCGAGGTTTCCCCCGGCCCATCTGGTTACGTATTGTTAACGTAGTAGACCGTTAAAGTGAGTTGGCCTGTGCCGCCTGTTGCTGCGTCCACATTAACCACGCCCTGAATAACAGTTTCCTTCGTGAAGGTTTGCGGCCCCAATGTAATCAGCGTTCCACCCAGCGGCATCGAAATACCGACCTCGGGCTTTATGCTGGCTACAACGTCACCGCTCACCACGCCGAAATTGCCAAACCCATCAGGGTCCGCCGCTTCAGCACCGTTTGCCGCCCAGCCAATGTCCATATCGAATTCCTCTGTACCGGTATCGATATCATCACCGTACAGCCAACCACCTAAAACCACCGCACCACCAGGGATGCGGCAGAATTCGATAATATCGGCTGCGGTTGGGTTTGCTGCAAGCTCATACGTGCCATAGGCTGCGCAAAGCAGTCCCTGGCCACATGCTTGAAACACCCCAGCGCTAGACTCAGCCCTTGCTGCCGTTAAAGTAGTCATAACTCGACCTTACGAGTCAGCTACTGAAGCAAAGAAACCAGTAACAACGCCGTGATCCTTAAGATCAGCAACATCACTGGAACCTGAGCCAAACGTCAGCTTCTCGAAGCCACCCATTTCCATGATCGCAACACCTTTCTTGCGGCCATAGTCAAAGGTTTCCTCGGCAGACTGCCAGCGCTGTGCAACACCGTAACCAACCGCTTGCGCACCACACAGGTACACAGGGGCTACATTGATTGTCCCATTACTGAACGGCGCAATATCCTCAACTTCCTTGAAGATCATGCCGTCCCATTCCAGGTCGCCACCTTTGAACAGCTTCTCGTTCTGCATCCGCAAGGATACGTCACGCTGTGCATTGGTGATGGTGGTGTCCGCTTTCAGATCGCGAAATACCAGCGAAGGAACGTAAACACAGTAGTAATACCGGTTTGACGCTTCCGAACGGTATGGGCGAATCTTCGGGCTGGCAGTACGTGCAAGTCGCTTCATCAACGAGGCTGCGCCGGTAGTGAACTTGTCAGCGGTGTTATCGATAGTTACCAGTGAATCCGAATGGTCATAAGCCACCGTTCCGCCTGAAGAATCAGCATTGCCAACCGCCGCGCCGAATAGAACCCGGTCGTAGTTGTCATCGAGCCACGCATCCTTTTGCGCCTCAGTTGCCGAACCATAAGCAACGCCGTTGATTGAACCCAAAGCCGCAATAATACGATCCCGAGTATCTTCAACTGCCCATGTTTTCAATGCCATCTTGCCCGCTTTACGCAGGTCAATAGCACTGATCTGGTTCTGCCATGAAGTTGACCGAACACCGTGCGCACGCTCATTAATGCTGAGCTTGAACGAACGACTGTCCAGATCTTCTTCACTACCTTCCAGTGTCGCGCCATCGGCTACACCAGCACCCGTCAGACGGTTAACCAGTGCGAAGGTGATCGAGTCGCCTTTTTCCTTCGTCAGGTCTTCTTTGACGTGGATGATTGAATTTTCCGATGTTCCCATGTCACTGGAGAATCGGTTCCCTTGGATGTGTTCGACAAAAAACTTGTCATCCCACTGTTGGACGGTTAAGCCCGCCGCTGCTGTTGTTTCTGTCATGGTGTACCTTGGCTATTTAGCCGATAAGTTTTTCAAGGTCGGGGCTGGCAGTGGCTACCGAAGTATTACCACCTGCCGCCCTATCGTTTGCGAGTGAGCCTGGCAATTCAGACGCTTGCCGAATCTTCTTTTCAATTTCGCTGTTCTTCTCCGCTTCAATCTCAGCTCGTAACTCAGCCCGCAGCTTGTCCCGATAGTTTGGGTCTTGCATTTCGGCCAGACGTTGCTGGGAATTAACGTAGTCGTAAGCGAACTTGGCAGGATTGCCCGATTGGTTCATTTGCATAATCAGTGTCGGATTCTGATGCGCCATATCAACGAACAGAGTTTCTTTTTCGTCATAGTCGGTATGCATGGATCGCATCATTTCGACTGACAAATTAGTGCTCTGTGCTTGTAGGCGTGAATCAAAGTCCTTGGTGATCTGCGAAATCACTTCATCAGGGTTTTCCCAAAAATCCGGTTTGGGTTGAGCTTCGCGTTGCGAGTTAATTGCATCTAACTGCTGCTGCAATTCCTGGCGCTTGCGTGTCTCGTCGATAGCCTTGGCTTTAAAGGCCGCTACCTCGTTATCCGCCGGTGGCGCGGTTACTTCTTCACCCGTTGTTTCTGCGACTTCTGTTTCTTCTTCCGCTACCGCTTCGACGACTGCCTCAGCTTCTGGTGCGACTTCTTCAACTTCTTCCACAGTTCCATTTAACGCTTGTTCAAGGTCTGACATTACTATGCTCCTAACGCCCGATATAACCCGGCGGCGGTTTGCCCGTAGGCACAAAAAAACCACCCGTAGGTGGCTGAGAACGCCCGTCTAAGTCGGCGGCACTTTCGCTGCTAGCTAGGCAGCGTTGATACTATCGCCCACAGTCTTAATCACCGTGGCTTGATTCTTTTCGACTTCTGAGTTGATCTTGACTATCTCGGCATTCGTTTTGTCTATTTCAGCCTGCGTTTTCTCTAGCCCTTTCGACCTTTCAGCCTGCTGGAACATCGCATCTTGCTGCATAGCTTCCTGCTGCTGTTGCGCTTGCTGTGCTTGTTGTTCCTCTGAACCCTTCATGCTCTCGATAAACGCTTCTTTACCCCGTAGCGATGAAAGCTCAATGACCTTCTCGAACGGAATATCTGGATAGCTTTGGGCTAACTGAGCGACTAGAGCAAATTGCTCCTCTTGAATGTTCGCTACATCTGGAGCCTCTTCGATCAAGATATCAACGTCTAATTCAGACAATTGATTCTCGACACCGACCACCTGATTTAAACGTGGGTCGTTCTGGTACTGAGGCGGCAATGATCCATACTGCTGCTGTAATTGTTCACCCAATGTAATCGGTCGGTTAATGCCTACCCATTTGAGATTGTTCTCGTCGTCTGTAACCCGCACCCACCTTTCACCGTCCCAATACTGCTTGATGCGGTTCCATATCTGCCGATAGATACGCTTCTTCAAGTGTGAATGCGCGTCCATAACAGGGGCTAACTCTCGGGTGCCTGCCTGCTGCCGGATGATCTCCGCACGACCTGACATTACTCTATCTTCGCTGCCCGTTACCGATGTGTTCGCGCCGACGACGTTGAATATCTCTTTCGCCTCTTGAAGTAGCTGGAAGTTACCCTGCGTCATATCGCGAGTATCGATAGTGCCGAAGTCCTTACCCCATTCACCCGACTGGATTTCAACATGACCATCAGGCTTGGCAAGTTCAATCTTGTTCTGTGCAGTATTCATGCCGCTGCGCTGATTG